ATAGTGTCAATTGAAAAAAGAAAAATAAAAATTAAAATGTTTTTGGTGCATCAAAAATGCTTTTATGTTTTGAAATAAAATATAAATGAAATTAAGAAAGTCTAGAATAATAGTAAGAATTAAAAGTCTCAGTACTGGTTGAAATTACTACATTAGAGGAACCAGCAACTGTCAATCTAGAAGGAAAAGTAAGAATTACTGTTTGCATTGCCCTAACTTTGGGTGCCTTGACTTGGAACCCATATCTACTCTCATCTGTCAAACCTACATGAAAACAAAATTCTGCATTATCAGAAAGTAAAGTCGTATCCAATCTGCTATAAACTAAAGAACCCATAGAGGATGTATAGCGATCGGCATTTTGTGTTGAAATAAAACTAAAAGGTGAATAATTAGGAATAGTAAACTCGAATGTCTGTTCATTATAATTTTCAGCTCCAGAACGCAACTGATAAGGCAAAGTAGCTTGCGCATTCGAATCCATAATAAATAAAGCATTAAAAGCCGGGTCATCCGGCACTCGAGAAATAATATGATTGTTTTCAGTCAAACGATAAAAAGAACAAGGAGGGATATAACGCATCATGCCACCACCTGCAACACCTCTCACGGTGACTTGAATTTTAAAACCTCCATTAAAACCATAAAATAAATGACGTAAAACACCTAAAGAATTGGGTGAATCGACTATATCAGCAAGATTAAAAAATTGGGTTTTGAAATTAACAGGCATTGATCTAACGTAACTAGGTTGAACGCGGCGTACATAATCACGTACAGAATACATTGGTTTAAAATCGATTGCTCGATGATCCACCAATGCGTCCTGAACGTCATTAAGTACTCCTTGTTGGTCACTTGGGGCCAACAAAACTGATGCAGATTCGGCCTTGAACAAAGCTGGATCAATGTTCAAGACTTCAAATGGATCAGTCGCGTAACCATAGTAACAAAAATCATCTCCTGCTGAAAAATAAACATTAAACTCTGCAAAATCGGGACCCGAACCCGTAGAAACTAAAGGCTGCAATAAATAAATATAAACCATACCGTGCTGACCTGCGTTTGCCCACAGATCCTTCGTACACTCTATCTGGTCCAATGGTGAACAAAAAGGTAAATCAACTGTCTGTGTTTGACCACCCCCGCTAAATTCAATAGCGGAAGTAGGCAAATTCAAAACTGAATAAAAAGGAGGAATATGATTATAACCATTAGCTGGACTAGCTCCGTATACCTTAACAACTAAAAGTTTTAAATATTGAAAATTTGACATTGATGCTTGAATGTGCATCTTAAGAGATCCTCGCCAATAGCGAGATAGTTCATAAAAAATTCGAAGATTACTACTAAAATATCTATTTGTTTGTGTATCAAAAGCTGTCTGATTGCGTGTTTCTACCATGGGTGAAATGGGTGCCGAATAAAGTAATCTACCTTCCAAATCCGCCGTATTAACGAAAAAAGATCCGTCATATGCGGGTTTAGAAAGTAAATACTTCATCGACATCTCATCCACAGTAGTATGAAAAATTGGTTCCTGGGTGATTCGATCAAATTGTGCATGCTGATCGAGTTTTTCGAAAAAATTTGGTTGATCTACGTTGTTTACAAAATTG